AATTCCCATCCTTGCTTAGATAAGCTCCATACTTTTGCTCCTTTATTAACATTAGCAATGGGAATAGGGCCATCTTGCGTATATACTTCAACTTCAGCAGGCAAGCAAAATGATGAGCGCGTGAGATCTTTTAGCTTATGTGGCGGTAGATTCAACCATCTGGCAACGTCCGTGATATGGTGCTGTTTGGATTCTATGAATTGTGAATCTTCAGGGGCCATCCCTACTTTTTCGTACTTCATCCCTTCTTCGAGAAGCATAAGCTGATGGGATTTACCTAACCCTCCGTATACTTCGCTCGTCGCTTCTCTAAATTCCTTTTTGTCTTTGATTGTCCCCGGATAAGTGATTATCCCCCCGACATTCGTTCCCGCCCCATAGAATCGGGACGAGAATGTTTCCATAGCCATGCCAAGCCCAAGAGACTTTCGCGCTAAAGAAACCACTGAATAACCTTGGATGCCATCAAACCCTAAGCCGGGGATATGAAGCATTCTTTCTCTCGGAATAATTATAGGAGAAGATGGGGGAATTTGCACTTCATAAACTATCTCTCCTTCTTTTTTAAGTATCTGGACGCGGTTGGGCGATATTGGCCATAACTCAACTATATCACCTGAATAATTATATACCTTCTCGGCATAACTATTACCCCATGTTATCATGTGGGCGGCCATTGTTTCACGCCCGGCCATTGCAGTCATATAGGGGTTCCATTGGTCATGCATAATTGAGTAAAGTTTTCTTTCGTCAGCTATACGTTTAGATGAACCCCTCTTCTGCATTAAATGAAGCGGCAATGATCCGATGGTTCCTGAGATTAACGCCACACCATTCCAAAAAGCAGAATATGTCATGGCGGTATATTCATTAACTATTTCGCCGGACTCTGCTTTTGTCCCATATAGATTCCACAACGAAGCATCCCATGCTTTGGGATCAGTCGCAGAAAGCGCCTTTAATGCTAATTTACGGATAAGTTCTTTAAATTGGCTCACTTGCATCTACCAATGTTAAGCACTCCCCCAAGATCGGGGGACAGATATTCTTCCCTTAGCTTTAAGGGTACTGTTATTTTTAAAAATTGCAATAGGGAGTAGATAATATATGGAATAATATTATCAATAGATGAAAAATATATAGTTTATGTAAATTAACTATTCTAACTCACGTTTAGGAACTACTTTTAAAGTACATTTTTGCATAGCTTCTCTTGAGACACGGATTGTTGACCCTGCTATACGTGTAGCGCCTAATTTCCCGTGTTCTATCCATAGCCGAATGGTTCGCTCTTCAACATCAAAATAATTGGCTACTTCATCAACACGGAAAAGTTGCTTGTCGGGAAGCCCATTTAATTTATTCTCTTCCCCTTGGACTGGCGTTTTTGACGATATTATGTTTTTTGCTGGACGGCCCATAGTATAATCCTTTCTTTATGTTATACTTTATAATCTCATCCTTTCGATCAACTGTTCCCGCGTCAGATTATCATATATACCATGTTTTTTTGTACCATTTACCGCTCTTGCCACGCACATAATGGCAGCTACACAAAAGTCTATCTTGAATGCTTCACGTTCTTTCGCTGGATAATAATATTTTACCGGCCCCGTTGCCCGGCCTTGCTTCCTAACAACATTCCCCATCATCCAGTCGGCAGCGGGGTTGTAAGCACATTTAATCGTATTATCATATATCCTCGCTTCCAGTTCTTTCATTGGCTCGGACATAAGCGCGGGGCCTTGGTTGATCTCTACGCACCGGGATTGTTCCTTGCCGTCTACCCATTGTGAGCCAAGCCATTGAGATATATTGTTAATTAGATATGTAGCTTCTCGGGGGTCAAATGCAAGCTCAATAATTGGATTATTGGCATGAACCGCTTTTAAATCATCTTCTATATACAGAAAGTCTGTTCTGGCCCCTGGAGTTACGGTAATATATCCATCTTTTGCCCATTTAACGTAATGTTCATTCCCCGCTAAGTTCATTGTTTCTTCAGGAAGATAAAATTTAGGGAATATAATAAACTCTGATATAGTTACTTCCTGCTCTTCCTGTTTGTCATCACCATTAATCACCGGAAGCTTACGGATCGTCTTGCGCTCCTCGCCTTCAAATAATAATACAAGGGCACAGATATCTATCTTAGATGCTAAATCAAGCGCCGCGTAACAATTTTGCCCTTTGAACTGCGATATCTGGAGGCTTTTGTCAATACACGACAACCATTTAGGCATATTTACCCATCCTACGCCAGCGTTTGTCCATAAATTTAAATGTCGGCAATAATTTATGTTCTGTTTTGAAGTTATTGTCATAGCTTCATTGTAGGCGCCTTTTAGAAAATCCTCGTCAATCGATACTAAATAATTGGGATTAACTAATTTCCATGATTCAAAGTCGGTTGTATCCATATCTTTATCAATAACATAGATCAATGCGAAATAGCTGTCATCCTCTACTGACCCCTCTAATATCTTCATTGCACGGAGATATTCGTCATAACAGGGGAGCGATGTATCAACACCGGCTGTTGTAACGATTAATATTAATGGCTGTTCTCTTGCCCCCTGTCCAGTCTTCATAGCATCTAATTGTTCCGATGTAGCATGTTGGTGGTACTCGTCTATGATAGCGACATGGGGGCTTGCTCCATCAGGAGGCTTGCCTATTACCAACTCAAATCTGCTCATATCGGAAAGTTTATAAATGGAAGTAGGGTTTTTGGGGGTTCCTGATAACTGCACACCGAATTTTTCCCGGAACTTAGGCATCATTTCAACCATCTGCCATGCCGGGCGAAAAACCTCCAACGCCTGTCTTTCTGTTGAAGCCCCACTGTAAATCTCCGCTCCAGGTTCACCGTCGGCGACAAGGCTATATAATCCGGTGTCCGCTCCGTCAAAACTCTTACCTTGCTTACGAGGAAGGAATAACGTCGCAGTTCTGAATCGTCTCTTATGGTTGCTCTTTTTTTGCCATCCCCAGACCGTACAACGAAAGAATATCTGGTGCGGCGAGAGAACCAGCTTCTGACCTCGCCATCTGCCTTTTACATGAGGGAGATATTCGGAAAATCTACAGCGCCGGTTTGCTATTTCATTGTCAAAATAATACGGATAACTATCGTCTGACTGTTTCTTAAGGTCGTTTAACTGACGTTGGCACGCTTGCTTTACTGCTAAGCACGCGGGAATTTTTCCTGTTACTATGTCATTACACCATTGATGAGAAATAGCTGCGTAATCGCGGACTGCCACTTTAGATTGACTCTTATTAACCTTTTCTTTCAATATCCCCCCCCTGAGATTCTAAAAGCCATCAAAGTCGTTATTAGAGGCTCTGTCATATTGTTTTGGAAGAGCCGCGCCAACTCTGCCGGCGGCGGATGGAGTCATCCCGAATTCCACTAAAATAGTGTGTAGATGCTTTATTGCTTGATTATATTGTCCTACTTGTGGGTACGCCCTAATACATTTATCGCCACTCTTCACTTCGGTTGTCTCAAATGTATATCCGTTTTTCTCTATGAATTCGCCGAGCTTTTCTACTTCTTCTTGCCTACGCGCATACGTGGCGATCATCTCTGTGTAAGTTGATGATGCAAAAGAAGAATAGTAACCAGTTAAACGATTGTTTACAAAATGAGTGAATATTTGCTTCGCACGCTTAGAAAGTGACGTTGGTGGGATGGGCCTTGTAAGGGATGGTAACGGGGTATTCCGCTTCTTTTCTTCGTCTGGGCGGTCTGTCCCCTTTAATTGTTTAATTGGAAGTGGTATTATCTTTCGTCCTGCATTAGCTCTTGCCGGCATAATTGCCCCCCTTTTATATCAGACTTATTAAGTTTTTCTTAATACCTCTTTTCGCCTTTTCTTCCCTCGATAATTTCATGGCAAGAAAAACAAAGACTTTGCATGTTCCGAATATCTAACCGCAGCTCAGGATATTCTTCTATTGGTTTTATATGATGTACCATAGTCGCAGGAGTTTCTTTTGGCGGGTTCTTCTGTAAACATCGTTGGCATAAAGGAAACTGTGATAATTTAACTAACCGCATTTCCCGCCACCCATGAGTATATCCCCGTTGCCCACTATTCCCCCGGTCAATATCACTCTTCTTGCGTTCAAAAAACTTATGCAGGTCACAGCGACCCCTGATAATAGCATAATTGGAACATCCCGGATACGAACACGGCTTAGACGGAACCATTACAAGCCTCCTTGCTACACCTGTAGCACTACCCTATGCGTCTACTCGCTCCCCCCGTAAATTTATCCTAATTTTACCCTATTATAGGGCAAAGGTCAACTAAAAAATGGTAAGTTTCCCTCAGGACTTAGAAATCAGGGTTCCACACAAATGGG